TTACTCCTGTGGTAGTTGAACGGTTTCAACATGCTCTTCATAACCTTGGCTGCGGCCGTATTCCTTTTCAAGCATTTCATCAATTTGCTCGCCAAGCTCAATTAGCTTGGCACGGCCGCAGTGCCTTAAAACAAATTCAAAAATTAACTCCTCTATCTCAACTCGTTTGGACATTTCTATATCTGATTTTTTGCACTCTTCGTTTCTCTCCTCAACAAGTTGATCCTTCAGGCTTTTAACCAGCAAATCATAGGCTTCAGCCATGAACACCGGCGCGTATGCGTTTGACATTGGCGCTCTCCAAAATGGGGCGGTTTCCCGCCCCGTGGGTTCAGTCAGTCAGGCCGGCGGGCATGCCGTCGTCGTCGACGCCGGGAACGCGGGACGCAGCCACAGTCGTCTCGACGGGCGTGCCGCCGCCCATCAGGGCGATGATGTCGTCCTGCGTGGCGAGCTTGGCCTCGTAGCCCGACGATGCGTAGCGGATCGCCTCTGGACCGGAGATGGCGCGGATCAAGCGGTCCATGTGGTCGGGGTGGCTCACGACGTAGACCTTCACGGTGCGGACGTAGAACCGCTTGGGCTTCTCAGTGCTCATTTCTTGCTTTCCGCGAGACGCCGCAGCGCCTCGACTTGAGTGCCGACCTGCTGCAGGAAAGACGTAACCTTGGCTTCCAGGTCGGCAATGAAGCCAGGGTCACGGTTGATCCGCTGAATGTGCAGTTGCAGCGGCTCAGGCATCCGGGGATCGTAGGAGACAAAATCACACCACTGGCGGCCAGTGATCCACATCTGGCCCTGTACCTGCGCGCGGTGCTCGTCGGGCATGCCGTTAAGCAGCGTTTCAATATGCACGGCGCTGTTGAACGGGCACTTGATCTCGATCAGCCCGTCCCAGTCCACCAAGCCGTCAGGCGAACAGCCCGCCAGCAGGGTGTCGTGGGCGATGAAGCCGGTTTCCTCGACGCTGGTGCCGGTGACGCGCTCGTAGGCTGCGCGCGCTGCCGGCTCCTGTTCGGTGCCCCACTGCATCGCGGCGGTGGTGTAACGCTGCACCGGCTGCTGCGTCAGGCGCTCGACGACCAGTTCGGTGAGATAGTCGAGTTGCGCCTGCATGGGGTCGCCGGGCAGGTTGTCCTTCTTCTGCTTTTCAGTCTGCTTCTTGGTAGCAATGGCGTCCTTGAACCGGGACGCCGTGGCTTTGCCGATGCGGGCGGCGTACCAGTCGGCAGTGCGCTGGTCTGCGGTTTCGAGGATCATTCCGGCCGCTCCTCGTCAATGATGCTGATCTGCTCGGGCTTGCTGTCGTCAGCCGGAAACAGCGCGATCTTCGTCTCTCGGCCGTCAGCGTCCGTCAGGACGATGTGCCGCCAGGTGTAGCCCTCAGCGCTGATGCGCCGGTCGGCGCGCACGCTGACGATCTGGTGGATGTGGATGGTGGTCATCTCAGACCTCCCAGTCATACGGGTCAGAATCGGGCTCGCTGCAGGCGAACATCGCGTCTGCGATCTGCTGCACCCGGTGCTCGTTGTGCGCCAGAAACCGCGATTGCAGCTCGAAACGAGCCGCATCGGCCTGCGCCCGCGTGCCGGCGAACAGGCATGCCAGCAGGACGTCAGCGTGAGCCGCCGACATGTCCTCCTCGCGGACGTTCATGACGTCGAACGCGGCGCCCTCGCGGGCTTGGCTGACGACGCTGAGCCACAGTTGCCAGTCTGCTGGGCAAGCGAGCAAATGGTCGCGGGCCTCGGCTTCGTTTGGGTGGTCTCCGTTGTAGCCGGGAGGGTATGCGGGCCACGTGGCTTCATCGCCAGGCCCGTAGGTTGTCGTGTACATTCGTCAACTCCTGTGTCGCGCTCGCATCGGCGCCGACGCATCATGCCACTTTGTGCCGCCCCGTGACTATTGTTGACAGAATTGCCGGGTCATTCTGCGCCGGTTGACTGCGGCGGCGTGGCGGGCTGACACTTGCGGCCCCGACAGGAGGACAGCGTGACCCCCCGACAACGCGACGCACTACACATCGTCATGAACCACCAGCCGGTGACGACGGCAACCCTGGCCGCCCACTTGGGCGTGCAGAAGAACGCCGCCAACAGATACCTGCTGCATCTGAAGCAAGCCGGTTTCGTGGTCGCGGATGCGATCAACAAAAACAACGTGTGGTACCGCGTAACGGTCCAAGCGGAGGTAGGCGCGACCGCGCGGCAGGCGTATGAGCAGGCGCCCTCAGTCTGGGCGTATGCGGCGCGGTGCGCGCAAGGGGCGAAGCGATGAGAGGCCGCAAAACCCTGCGCGAGGTCATGCAAGACCATCAGCGCAGCGAAGACACCCTAGCCGCCATCTGGGGCAAGCCGAGGCGTGAACTGCCGATCCCGGCGGCCCCGAAGACGCGGGCCAAGCGCAACCCTTCGCCGGCAGAGCAGCGCGAGCCGAGCGAGGCGGATATTCTGAAAGCGGTCATGTCGCTGTTGAAGCGCCATCCAAAGGTGGCGCAGTGCTGGCGGCAGAACAGCGGGACGTTCCAAGAGCGCAACCGGGACGGGTCTGTGCGGTACATCCGCGCGAACACGGCGCGCGGCATGAGCGACATCATGGGCGTGCTGAGCGACGGCCGCACGCTGGCCATCGAGGTCAAGAGCCGCACTGGGCGCATGCGGCCCGAGCAGGAGGAGTTTCTCGCCACGATCCGGCAGGCCGGGGGCGTGGCGGGGGTTTGCCGCAGTGTGGACGATGCCGTCAGGCTGCTGGGGGACGCATGACCCGCAAACGCAGCACCTACCGCCCCCGAGGCATCAACCCCGCGGCCCACCTCGTCGCCATCACAGGTGCCGCCCTGCTCACCCGCGACGACCGCACAGTCTGGGCACTGCAGATGCACGACGCACTTGACGCAGTGGCCAAGGGCAAGGCCCAGCGCCAGCAGTGGGGCGTGATTTTCGACGCCGTGAATCTGGCGGAGGAACTCACGCGCATGGGCCTGGCGTCCGACCCTGACGGCGTGATCGCAGACGCGCAGGCAGCGTGCGCAGAGATCATCCGCCGGCAGCAGGCGACGGGGACGCGAGCGGTGCGGGCCGGGGAACTGGCGGCGCTGCGGTGTCTGAAGGCCGCCATGATTGACATCTTGGCCACAACCACGCACGCGGAGCGATTCCGCGCTGAGGAGCGGATCAGGGCTCGGACGCGGGAGGCGCGGGCCGGCAGGATTCCGGGCGCCGAGGTGATTGATCCGGCGGTTTTGGAGGGGAGATGACAACGAAACTCGACTTCTCAGCGCTCGCGCAGCGCCTGCTCATCAGCGCCGACACGCTGGTCCCCCAGTGGCTTCCTGGCGGCAAACGCCGGGGCCACGAGTGGGTCTGCGGCGACTTGGCCGGCGGCGAGGGCGACTCCTGCTCGGTGAACCTCCTCTCGGGTCGTTGGGCCGACTTCGCCGCTGGCGACAGGGGCGGCGACCTGATCGACCTGTACGCCGCCATCCATGAAATCGATCTAGGCGAGGCGTACCGACAACTGGACGGCGCGCCAGCAGCGCCAGCGAGGCCGGCGCGACCGTTGAAACCGCAGCGCACGGTGATAACACCGGTCCCCAGCGAAGCCGCAGATCACGACTGCAGGCATCCCATATACGGAGACCCGTCGGCACGCTGGACGTACTTCGACGGCGACGGCAACGTTCTCGGCTACGTGGCGCGCTACGACCCGCCCGGGGAGCGCAAGCAGATCGTGCCGTGGACTTTCAGCAGTGACGGCTGGGGCATGGGCCAGTGGCCCGTCCCGCGCCCGCTGTACCGGCTGCAGGAACTCGAGGCCCGCCCCGAGGATCCGGTGCTGGTCGTGGAGGGCGAGAAAGCCGCAGACGCTGCCGCAGGGCTGACGGGCTCGCCTTACGTCGCCGTGACCTGGCCCGGTGGCGCGCAGGCGCTGAACCGCGCGAATTGGCAGACCCTGCGGGACCGGAAAATCCTGCTGTGGCCCGACGCAGATCAGGCCGGCATCGAGGCCATGCAGCGCCTGGCGGCGATCTTGGCGCCTATCGCGGCCGAGGTTAAGGTCATCGACCCCAGCGGCCAGCCTGACGGCTGGGACTGCGCCGATAGCGGCTGGACTCGGTGGGCCGATGCTCGGGCCTGGATCGCGCCACGCGCTGCGCTGTACGGGCCACCGGCACCGGAGTCCGCAGAGCCAACGCCGGCAGAGCAGGCGGTGGCGGCGCGGGACGTATCGACACTGGAGCCCGCAGAATGGTATGCACGCTGGGCCTATATGGTTCCGGACGACGGATTTTTCGATCTGGTGGAACGCACCGAGGTAAGCCGCTCCGCGTTCAATGCGCTGTACCGGCGGGTGCGCTGCCATTCGATACACACCAACACCAGCGGCGCGGCGCGCAAGATCGAAGCCAGCGTCAGCTTCGACGAAAACCGCGCCGCGATGGGCGCCCGCGTCTTGGCCGGCGCGACCTATGCGCCTGGCGCGTCAACCCTGTGCGAGCACCAAGGGCAGGCGTTCGGCAACAAGTGGCGCGACGGCCGGCCCGTGATCACCACCAGCATAGACCCGCAGCCGTGGCTGGATCACGTTGAGAGACTGATCCCTGATCCTGCAGAGCGGAATCACATGCTGGACGCCTTCGCGTTCAAAGTGCAGCGCCCCGGGATCAAAATTAACCACGCCATTCTGATCGGCGGCGTGCCTGGCGCGGGCAAAGACTCGATGATCGCGCCCCTGCTGTACGCCGTCGGCGGCGAAAATAAAACCAATTGCGCCTCAGTCGAAACCGCAGAATTACAGGACCAATGGGGATACTACCTCGAGAACGAGGTGATCATCTTCAACGAACTTCGGCAGTCTGAAGCGGTGGACCGCAGGGCGCTGGAAAACCGCCTGAAACCGATTCTCGCAGCGCCGCCGGAACTGCTATCGGTGCAGCGGAAATTCGCCCACCTTT